ATGGTGATGGTTCTTACTCAGGTTTAACTCAGATTATTACTGCAGCTAACGGAGCTACTAAGTATACAGGCGATACTGCAACGTGGGTATTGAGTGGTGCAGTTGCTACCGCACAGAATATGTTTGCAGCTTTACCTGATACCGCAGCTATGATGGACGACCTCATCTTAGTTTGTTCTCCACAACAATATAGACTTCTTCAGTTGGCTATTACTCAAGAAAACTACTACCATATCGCACCAGGTGGAGACATTTTTATTCCTGGAACTAATGTAAGAGTGGTTGCATCTTTAGGTTGCACGAACGCACAGAAGTTCTTAGGGTCTACATCTACGTTGTTCTTAGGAACTGACCTTTCATCTGATTACGAGCAATTTAAATTGTTTTATTCAGCTGATAACGACGAAATGCGTAGCATAATGAAGTGGGCTATCGGTGTAGCGGTCTCACAACCTGAGCTATGGGTATATATGGCATAATAAACTAGTAAAAAAATAATAATAAAATGGCGTGTAATTTGGCATCAAATATAAGTCTTGACTGCAGAAGTAACCTTGGCGGCGTGGCAAGCGTCTTCATCGGTTCTACTACAGGATATGATATAACACTCTTAGGAGAGGCTGACGGGTCTATAACAGGTTTTACATTTGGTTCTGGCGCTACATCAGTAGACGCAGTTGCGGATTTAACTATCGCACCTATGTATGAGTTTCAACAACCTAGACAGGCAGCTAACCTAACAGAGACAGGAACGTTTGATGAAGCAAATGGAGTTGCCTTTTATGAGACTAGTTTAACTATTGTCGTAAATAAACTTCAAGCTTCTCACTTAGACGCACTCAACATCTTAGGACAAAATACTAAGTTGGCTGTGGTCGTTAAGGATAATAATGGTTCTTACTTTTTGGTAGGAAATGAGACGGGAGCAATTGTAAGTGCATCAACTAGTGATACAGGAACCGCATTTGGTGATAGAAATGGTATTACTATTACATTTACAGGATACTCAACATCTCCACTTTTAGAATTGGCTTTTGCAGCTTAATCTAAAAGACACTATATAAAGAAAGGGGGGTTCAATACCCCCCTTTTTTATATTTATGAATATGATAGTAGATTTAAGAAATCAGAATAATAAGGTGTTTTTTAATGGTATTTTACCATCTTACCCTGTATATTTAATGCGTTTGGTTGCAATTTACAGCAATAAGGAAATACTTAATGATACATTTGGTAGTATAGAACTGACTAATTTATATGAAGCTGACGACTGGTTTAGCTTTAACTTTTTAACTAATACTGCAGCTTTACAACGTGTAGAACTTAATGAATATTATACCTGTCAGTTAATAGGTTTAGATAGAGGTATTGAGACTATTATACAAGAGAACTTATGTAGGGTTTTAAATAACTTTACTATTGATGATAGTAATACGAACTATATTAGTGATAACGAAGATAACGAACAATATATTTATTTTATAAATGATTAAGATATTCAATTTTGAAGCTTTAGATTTACCCGTGTTTAATGAGGTAAGAGGTAAAGACTGGGTTAGTTTTGGTAAAGATAACTTATACCCCGATAAGATTATAGAACTTTTTAACACTTCCGCTATGAACGGAACTGCAATAAACTCAATTACAGACGCTGTAAAGGGTGAAGGGGTAGCCGAGTATGGTGATACCATAGTTAATACCTTAGGGGAGACTTTAAATGAGTTATATGAGAAGGTAGCTTTAGACTACGTATTGTTTAATGGCTTTTCAGTAAACGCAATTTGGAATAGAGCGGGAGACAAAGTAGTAGAAATATACCACTTACCATTTGATAAAGTCAGGTCAGGTAAGTTAAATGCAGAGGACGTAGTAGAAGAGTATTTTTATAGTTCTAACTGGTCTAATACGAGAAAGTATGCACCCGTTAGATACAAAAGTTATGACGCTACAGACAACAAAGGTGAGAACGCTTCTCAAATATACTATTGTATGCATTACCAGCCAGGTAATATGATTTACCCCTTACCCTCTTATGTAGGTGCATTAAATGATATTCAATTAGACGCACGAATATCTAAATATCACAATAGTAATATTTCTAATGGATTTAGTGGAGGTGTCCTAATAAACATGCCTAATGGAGAACCTACCCCTGACGAGCAACGACAGCTTTATAAAGATTTGGTTAACTCATTTACAGGTGAAGATAACGCAGGTAGGTTATTTGTTAGTTTTAGTGAAGGTGCAGAACTAGCCCCTCAAGTTCAAGCTATAACATCTGCAAATGATGACTATTACACTACATTAGAGACACGTATTAGTTCAAGAATATTGACGGCTCACCGCATTACCTCAGGAAGATTAATCGGGGTAAGAGACGAAGGTGGTTTAGGTAATAATGCAGATGAAATACAGGTCGCATATACTCATTTCGCGTCAACTGCGATAGAACCTAAACAAAAGAAAATAAACTCAGGTCTAAGTAAGGTTTTAACACCATTTGGTATAGAAGGTAGTATCAATATTATACCATCTACAATAGACTTTAACAAAAATATTCAAGGCGAAGTATGAGTTATACATTATTCATAAGTGAAAGTAGATTAAAAAGGTTAACTGCGGTTCATGCAAATATGGAACCTGATGAGTTAACACCATTTGTTTTACAGGCTCAGGACATATATATTCAAGAGTTATTAGGAACAAAGTTTTATAATAACTTAAAAGGACGTATTATAAGTGGAACTACGACGACTGCAGAACAAACGTTACTTAATAATTATATTGCACCTACACTAGCAAATTATGCGGTGTATATGGCTTTACCATCTTTTAATTATAAGATGAAAAATAAAGCCGTTTTAACACCATCTGCAGAGGAAGCGCAGAACGTAGATTTAAGTGAATTAAAATATCTAAGGGGGTCAGTATTAAACACGGCTGAGTTCTATAGAGAACGTAGTAGGGAGTATCTTATAGACAACGAAAGTCTATTTCCTGACTATGTTAACTATGGTATTGATGGTATGGCTCCGAATAAACTAAATAGTTATAGTTCAGGTATAATAATACCACGACCATTTGCTTCGTGTAACCCTGAACCTAATAACTATGACCCTAATGCAGATTACAACAAATGAGTTCGTTATCAGGAAATACAATAGCTAGTAGTTATCCGTCACTATTAAGATTAAACAATTTTACGGGGGCTAGTCCGTCTAATTTAGCTCAAGTGGTAGATGGGTTAGGTAATAGAACTCCGATGTATATAAGTGGGACTAAAGTTAGATTTAGGGACACTTTAGAAGTAGAGAATGGAACGGATATTAGGTTTACAGGTTCTACTATAGATATTACTAACGCTAATATAGACTTTACCCTTACTAATACTACAGGTATTACTAAAAACTTCGCAGTAAAAGATGCAGGGGGTAGACAACAGGCAATAGACGGACTTATTAGTTTTAGTGGGGGGACAGGTATAGAAGTCACAGAAGATGTTAGCACAGGAACTTTTACCTTTACCTCAACTAGTGGTGATAATCAAAAAGTATTTATCGGGTCAGGTATTACCACTACTGAAGGTAAGGCTGTATATTGGAACGGAACTGACTGGTCGCAGAGCCCCACCTCATCTAACGCATATAATAAATTAATCGGTATAGCTGCAGGGACTAATACTTTAACTGATGGAGTGTATATTAGTGGTTTAGTGACCTTAGCGGCTCAGACAGGTTATAATGCAGGGGCTTTATATTTACCCGCATCGGTAGGTGCATTTAGTGAGATACCTGATTATACTGCAGGTAACGCACAGAGGGGTATAGGACACTCATTAGGTAGTTTGGGTATAATACTTAACCCTGATATTTATTATATAATTAATAATGGTAATACCTCATTTATAACAACAAATGATGATGAGGTATTGATAACAAATGACGGATTTGCATTAAGTTACGAATAAACAAATAAAATAAAAAAATATAAAAAATGGCTTTAGAAATAACAGGCACAATAGAATTAAGTAGTGGGGTAGTTCTTACCTCTGCATATGCAAGAGTGAACCCTAGTTTAGATACGAGTGGAAATAGAGTATTTACATCAGTAGAATATTGGTTAAGTGAAACAG